CGCCTTGGCGTCGTTGTGTGGTCTGGATTTATCATCAGTCTAAACTATTTACCCCTACCAGGGATGGATAATAAACAGAACAACGATATTACGTTTATAACTTTCGTCTTTACTTCAGCTCTTGCTACTTTTGGGATTGATACAGCTAAAAAGAAGGAGCATAAAGATAAAACTAGTGGTGCTACTCAGCACATAATCATTGAAACTCCTATTAAGATTGAAGGAGTAGATAAAAACAAGGTAACAAAAGTATGAGAAGATGGCTACTACTTTTGCTCCTGTTAACTCCAGTTGCTGCGAGGGCAAATCCAATTACGCCCGCATTCACTCAAGGATCGATGCAATCGACTACAGTGACTCAGATCGATATCGAAGAAACGATAGAGACAGAGGTATTTGGAGGTGCTTATTCTAAATGGAGTGGAGAAAATATAAATCACAGTTCAGCAACCTCTGGAGGAATCGTAGATTCAGATTCAGTCTTTACAATCCATACCGCTGGAGATCCATTCACTCTGGAAGTAACAACCAGAGCAGCAGGGGTAGTAGAGACTCACGATATAGAAAGAACCATCGAACAAACTTCTACTACTACATCGCTATCTGTCTTTTCTCAGTAAATCCTGTATTAGCAGAAGATCCGAAAGTAAGTAATACTTCCAACCCTCAAGCCGCTGCAACGGGAAATGTGACCAACCAAGCGGTGCAATTCCAAAATAACGGAGCACCGTCAAGACAACAGTTGGGACCATCCATTGTTTGCAACGGTTCTACTATGACTTTTACTCCATTTTATATGGGTAATCACGTTAAACCTTTTGACGAAGATATGGGTGTTGAGGGTTATACAATCAATGAGAATTGGGGCGTTCAGTTAAACTTTATGGTCCCACTTGACGGATCAATTACTGAACAATGTAAGCGTATTGGTAAGCGTCAAGAAGAGAAGATGAGGCTTGATTATGAGCTGGTTCGTATTAAGGAGTGTGCCTCTCTCCAAGAACGTGGCTTTACCTTGCGTCCTGGGAGCCGCCTCGAACATATCTGTCACGACGTTGTACCAATCTCTGCCGTGACCATGAAGGAACCTCTTTCCCTCGACCCTTTTGTACCCTTTTCACTACCTGCTGGATCAGAGGCTTCAGAACCTGAACTGTCCTTTTAAACACTGCGGTAGCTGTTAAGGTAGCTACTACAGAAACAGCGGCTGTAGTACCAGCAGTTACAAGTATCTCTTGTTTAGGGACTGGTATTTGTACATCTGTAAACGGTATAGTTATCTCAGTAATCTCTTTTGGTAATGAAATATCTGGTCGGTGCGGCGTCTTTTGCTCTTCTTCTTCTTCTTTCTTTTCCTCTCCTGAAGCCTTTACTCCTTCGGGTGGTCTTAAATCAGATGGAGGTACTACCAGAGGTCGATATGAAGGAATTAGTGCCTCCGGTTGATCTAGAGTTACCCTCGGAATTTCCAGCGCCTTCGGCAGAGAATAACGTGGCAGGAGAGGTGGCTCTCCCATCTTTATAAGTAATTGATATTTATATTAAATCTGCCTTTAGCATTGGTAGTAGTAGAAGAGTTGTGATTTTTAGAAGCATCAAACAATAACATCTGATTTCTTATACTTGGTATCTTTGTACCATCTTCTAATCTCGTAAAACCATCGCAAGTATTAAGAGAAAGGATTGCACCTTTACATTCAAATTCATAATCAACGTGTCTAGCGTGTTCGATTATTTCGTGGGTTTGTGGGTAGAAATTGGCTTTTACTTTAAGTGCAGTACGAAAATCAGGTATCTTCTTCATAGCTTTAATCATTCCTCTATGTAAATCAGATAGAGGAACATCATCGATATAACCAGTATGTGATCCATACCAGTGAGTTTTATATTGTTCTTCTGTCTGGTTACTGTTAACCTCTTCCAAAAAATACCAAGGGAAGTTTCGGTTCCAGACTAGATCCTTCACAACGCTTGAAATGTATTCCTCTTCAAGGAAATTTTGAATTACTTGCATAGGTTTTGTGAATCACATATACCATACACCCCTATTGGGGCTATGTTAAAGGCTAAAGACTTTCTATCTGTTTTACCCTTGTGAAGGGTTACTCGATGATCTAAATAACTAGGGAATAACAGTAACAGATTAGTTTTAGGTTTAACTGACCAGCTAGGGCAATTACGGATATTGTAAGCAGTAGGCTCTAGCAGAAAATCTGGATGATTAGCAAGAGGAGTAGAAAACTCTAGCATTGCTGAATCTTTATCGTAAGTATCAAAATAATATACGCCTGAATAAAAGCTATTTTTATGGTGATGCGTTTGAGAACTCATGCCATATTTATTCTTAGTTATCCAGGATGTAGTAATAACAAAATCTTCTTTGTAGTTAAATACAGCTCTAGCTACTTCTAACCATTTATTCAGTAGTGCTTTTTCAATATCTGGGTAATTATCTAGAACTCTGAAGCTAGGGTTAGCTCTTATAAGATTCTCTTTGTCTGATTGAATGCTGTTATTGAAATATTTGTCTTCTTTAAGTTCTGTCGTATCTACTTCTAAAGTGGTTGAGAAAACATTACAAGCAAATAGTGGTAAAAGATCCATCAAGATAAATTGATACGTCCAGCCATGCCTCCCCATGAGCCTGTAAGAGTATAGTTGAAACCAACAGCTATTCTGTCTTCTTCACTATTATTTATGTAACTGTGGTGTTCTAAGTGCGAAGGAAATAGAAACACATCTCCTCTCTTAGGATGAAACGTAACGCTCCGATTAGTAAGTGCGTTGTATTCTTCAATAGCATCAAACGGAGCCATTGAGTTACAAGTCCACCCATAAGGAGCTGTAGCTGTTACTTCAAAATCTCCACTATTCTCATTAACTTGAAAATAGTAAACTCCAGATAGCCAAGAATTACGGTGGTAATGCTTCGGTGAACTGTGACCCCTCTTATGCAGCAAGCCCCAGCTACACTGGTGTTTTATACTTACTTTTTTGTTTATTCTTAAATGTTGACGCAAGTATATATCTATGACTTCTTCCAGTTTTTGACGTAATAACGTGTTTTCTTCTCTTAGTAAATAGTTCTGATCTTCAGTGATAAAACCGTTAGGTTTATCAAAAGAACCTGGCCCAATAGTTGAGTCATAACAAGCAGTCAGATCATTAACTTCAACTTTAAAGTTATGTCCGATGTTGTTGTGATGAACTGGGGTAGGGAAAAGGCAGTATGTTTGGCCTTCTTTCATTTATGAGAGTTCTACCCAAGACTTCTTGTCTTCATCCCACCGATACGCTTTTCCATCAGTAGGTAAAGCTGTAGGAGGTTCCCACAAGTAATTACTTTTATTTAAAGTCCAAGAGGGATAAGGTTGCACAGCATAAAACGCATCAGCATCCTTATCATAATTACCACCCTTTGAAGCGAAGTTATACCTTAAAGGTGTTCCACTATCTATTGCCCCAGTATCAGGGTTATAGTGCTTATTACCTTTCGTGTTGTAAGAGGTTTGTATCCACTTACCGGGAACACCGTCAACATATTGATCAACAAATTCTTGATCTGCAACGATAACTGTCAAAACCTTCCC